ACAAAACTGTGAAAAAATATAGAGGACAAGGACGATGATGAAATTAGTAACATTATTTTTATTTTTTGTAACATCTAGTGCCAGTTATACTGTCAAACAAATACCAATGATGGTAGCACCTGAAATGATGTGCTTTGATGTGTTTAAATCTAAAGTTACATTTCATCAATTGCCAGTTGGAGTAAGACATAAAGGTAAACAAGTCTTTGCACATTATTGTAAAAATTCTTTGACTGGTAAGTTTATTAAATGACATTAAGGTTTATTACTCATAGGGAGAGGAATGAGATTCAATCCCTTATGTTAAAAAATTCAATTAATGATAAACATATTTGCAGAAAGTGTGCTGGATTTCATAAAGCAAAAGAGTTTAGACTGTTTTTTCAAGGTAAAAAAATAATGGATGAAAGCAATATTAAAGATTTGATAAAATATTTGAGGAACTATGGCTAAATTAAGTCTATCAGCTATTTCTCAATTGTTAAAACTTACAGAACGAAGAATACAACAATTAGCCAAAGATGAGATAATCCCAAAAGCACAAAGGGGGGAATATGAGATGATACCTTGTGTTCATGGATATATTGACTACTTAAAAGCAAAAATTGGTAGAGAGTTTACGGCAGAAGATTTGGCTATTAATAGAAACCGATTAATTAAAGCACAAGCTGATTTGGCAGAGATTGAAAAGCAAAAACAAGAGGGGGAGTTAATAGCGAAACAGGAGGTAAAGAAAAACTGGTTAAGCATATTAAGTGTAATAAAAAGTAAATTATTATCTATGCCTAATAAGGTTGCACCAGTTGTTATGACATATAAAAATGTCAATGAAGTTAAATTAATATTAAAGGATAAAATATATGACACTCTCCACGAGATTGCAGGAGCAGACCTTACCAAAGATGACAAAAGGAATGTCAGAAGTCGTAAGGTCAAGTCTAAACCTATTAAGACCACCTCCGAGTCTAACAATAAGCAAGTGGGCAGATAAATTTAGAGTTTTATCTCCAGAGGGCAGTAGTGAAGCTGGCAAGTTTGAAACCAGTAGAGCTCAATTCCAAAAAGATATAATGGACGCTTGTGCAGACCCATCTATTAATGAAGTAGTGGTTATGTCTTGTTCGCAAGTAGGAAAAACAGAAACATTGCTTAATGCCATTGGTTATTACATCGCTTATGAACCAGCACCTATTTTAATGGTACAGCCAACATTAGAAATGGCAAGAAGCTGGTCGCAAGACAGATTGGCTACAATGGTTAGAGATACTCCTATTATTACAAAAAAAGTAGCAGATGTTAAAAGTCGTGATGCTGGAAATACAACATTACACAAAACATTTGAGGGTGGACACATAACAGCTTGTGGTGCCAACAGTCCAGCGTCATTAGCAAGTAGACCTATTAAAATTGTACTCTGTGATGAGGTAGATAGGTATCCGAGTACAGCTGGTGCAGAGGGCGACCCAGTATTACTAGCAAAACGTAGAAGTGCAACATTTTGGGATAGTAAATTAATTATGACTTCAACTCCTACTGTGTCAGGTGCCAGTAGAATTGAAAGTGCATATGAGAACAGCGACCAAAGAAAATATTATGTACCTTGTATAAAGTGTAAACACTTTCACATCTTGGAATGGAAAAATGTAATTTTTGAAAAAGACTACACAGAAAAAGCACATTTAGTTTGTCCGAAATGTAAAAAGAAAATAGATAACCAAGATAGAATACAAATGATTGGAAAAGGTCATTGGAAAGCACATCAAAAGTTTATGGGTGTAGCTGGTTTTCATTTGAGTGGTTTATATAGCCCGTGGATTTCATTACAGGAGGCAGTTGATGAATTTTTAAAGGCAAAGAAAATGCCTGAAACATTAAGGGTATTTGTAAACACATATTTAGGCGAAAGTTGGGAAGATGTTGGCGAAAGGATTGATGATTTCCAATTATACAAAAGACGTGAGAAATATACTGTTCCTGAAGAAGTTATCCTGATTACAGCTGGAGTTGATATTCAGGATGATAGAATTGAAGTAGAAGTAGTGGGATGGGGGCTAGATGAAGAAAGCTGGAGTCTAGATTATATCAGAATAAATGGGGACCCATCTGCTCCTAACATTTGGTCAGACCTAGATATGCACTTGTCAAAAACTTATGACTGTGATGATAAAACTCAAATGAGGATTGTTTCAACTTGTATAGATAGTGGACACCATACCAATCAAGTATATAAATTTTGTAAATCTAGATTGGCAAGACGAGTGTTTGCAATTAAAGGACAAGGGGGAGAGGGTAAAACGATTATTGGTCGTTCAACAAGAAATAATATTATGAGATGTCCATTATTTCCTGTGGGTGTAGACACTTGCAAAGAATTGATATATTCAAGACTTAACATACAAAATGCTGGTGCTGGATATTGTCATTTTCCATTAAAGTATGATGAAGAATATTTTAGACAGCTAACAGCAGAAAAGATTGTAACAAAATACAGACGAGGATTTAAAAGACGTGAATGGGTACTTATGAGGTCAAGGAACGAAGCATTAGATTGCAGAGTTTATGCTTTAGCAAGTTTATCTATTCTTAATGCAGACTTAAAAATGTTAGCAAGACAAAAAAAACTTCAAACACAAAAAGGGGGCAATGTAAACCCCAATAGGTTGAGAAAACATCAGAAAAAAGGTAGTTTCGTTTCATCTTGGAAAGATTAATTAATGGCAAATATATTTACAGAAATACCTGAAAAAGAACCAATAAGTTTTTACAAAGGCGAAACAGTTGTATGGAAACGAACTGATATAGGTGCTGATTATGCTCCATCAAGTTATTCAATGGTTTGGGAAGCATCATTACAAACTAATGGTTCAACAAGATTTTCAGCAACAGTTACAGAATCAGGAACAGAATATACATTTACTTTAGATAATTCTGCTACATCTGGTTATACTTCTGGAGATTATTTTTGGGTTTTAAAAGTTATTCAAACAAGCGATAGTGAAAAGTTAGTTATAGATTCAGGCAAACTAACTGTTAAAGATAATTTTTTTGCAACTACTGGAGATACTCGTAGTCATGCTAAAGTTATGCTTGATAAAATTGAGAGCATATTAGAAAATAGAGCAGATGCAGATGTTTCAAGTTATTCAATAGCTGGACGTTCACTTAATAAATTAACTGTTGAAGAATTATTAAGATGGAGAGATTATTATAGAGCAGAATATAAACAAGAAGTTGCTGAATTTAGAATTGGTAACAATGAGGGTTCAGGTAGAGTAGTAAAGGTACAGTTTAATGACATATCTTGAACGAATTAGAAATCTATTCAGAAGAAGAACGAATAAAAGGTCTTTTTATTCTGGTGCTGGAACGCATAGACTATTAAGCAACTTTATTCAAACATCTAAATCTGCTGATACTGAAATCAAACAAAGTTTGAGAGTTTTAAGAAATCGGTCAAGAGATTTAGCAAGAAATAATGCTTACGCAAGAAGATTTATTAATGTTTATGTAGATAATGTTATTGGTTCTAAAGGAGTTCATCTTCAAGTAAGAAGTAGGGACCCAAATGGCGCACTTGATTCATTTGCTAATAATATGATTGAAAGACGTTGGAAAGAATGGGGTTATCAATGTAGTGCCGATGGTAAAATGAGTTGGGTTGATTGCCAAAGATTATTTGCTGAAACATTTGCAAGAGATGGAGAGGTTTTAGTTAGAATTATTAAAAATTTTGATAATCCACATAAGATTGCTATTGAATTTGTAGAAGCTGATTTTTTAGATACAGAATTAAATACAATTTTACCAAATAAGAATGAAGTTAGAATGGGAATTGAAATTAATAAGTTTGGTAAGCCAATTAATTATCATTTATTAAAAAGACACCCAAACGATGACTTAAATGTAAGTGCTTCTTCCTATCCAGGTATAAAATATAATATTGTTCCAGCTAACGAGATTATTCATTTCTATCATCAGGAAAGACCACATCAAACAAGAGGCATTCCACCTTTATCATCGTGTTTAAAAGATTTAAAAATGTTAGATGGTTATATGGAAGCTGAATTAGTTGCGGCAAGAGTAGGTGCAAGTAAAATGGGATTCTTTAAATCTGCTGATGCTGA